CGAAAGGAACCTTCGCTAATGGCTAAGGATCGCAAGACCGTTTCGATTGATGCGCTGTTGGATTATGCCAACGGTTACCTGTCAGCCGACTATCCCAATTGTGATGCGCCCGAGGAAATTGCGCGTCGGAACGGGCTGATTAACATGATCGAGGCTGCGCTCCATGCGGTCGGTCGCTATCGCGGGTATTCGTACCTCGATCAAAAGCAGATCACGCAGGGAAAGCCAGGCATTCGCTGGTTCGAGGACGGTTCCCATGCCTTCTTTGATACTGACAAGACCCGTCGGAGGTATGCATGAGTGCTTACAAGGACTTTCTAATCGGCGTGGAAGAATTGGTCTGGTCGGCTCTAGAAAAGGGTATGACCGACGAGGAAAATATCTACTCCTACGTGTATATGCATGAAAAGCGTGTAGATAGGTATACTGTTAAAAATCTGCTTGACAGTATGCTCAATTCCGACTATGATATGCAGGTAAACTAAACAAACACAGGAAAACACACACATGACTAAGAATGCTGCCCACTTTGTTGCCCTTGCCTTTCTCAAGTCCAAGGGTACTGCAACTCCCGCTGAAATCAACGCCCACGTTGGTAAGGGTAACTATGCGTCCAAGTATATCTGCTACCTCAAGCTTGAGGGCTATGAGATTGAAGCCGTCAAGAACGGCAAGACCGTTGTAGAATACAAGTATATCTCGGACGGCGACTCGGCCACTCGCAACTATCAGTGGGTGCCGCCGGCCCAGCGCAACGGTACCGCTGCTCCTAAGCAGAAGAAGGCTAAGGCTGCGGCGAAGCCGAAAGCGTCTAAGCCCGTCAAGGTGCGTCAGTCCAAACAGACTGCTTCGGCGGCCGTCAAGAAGGCTGCTCGGAACGTCCTCAAGGACGCGGCTGACAAGCAGGCCGATGCTTTGCTGGCTGAACTTAACATGAAGAACGCTGGTGAGTATGCTGGTGGCACCTACTCTGTTGATCCTGACTGGGACAGCATGGACGGCATCGATGTGGCTAACTTCCTCAAGTAAGGAGATGTAAATGCTTAGAGATAGAATGGAAGATAGCGCCGCGATGCTCGGCGCTATTCTTGGTACACTGTTGATTGTAGCCATCGCACCACTAATCTACATGTGGGCATGGAATCAGTTGTTCGGTACATTCCTGACAATTGAGTATACATTCTGGAACTGGTTGGCGGCTCTTGTTCTGACTGGTGGCGCGACTTACCGAAAGATAAAGTGATGTTTAGACGCCAACTCATGGCAGGGTTGACAGCCCTGCCATTTTTTGCTATTGTTGCTAATGCTGCGGCAAAAAATCATGCTGTCTGGAAAGTGCCGCCAGGCGTAAGAAAGATCCGTGTTCGCTCATGGAGTCCAGACGGCGAACCTGATATTGATCGGACACTGAACGTCGAACCTGGCGAAGTGTTCCGCATCGACGCAATTGAGGATTAAATGAACATATTCGCAATCGATAAAGATCCAATCCAGTCTGCAATGTGGATGGTGGACAAGCATGTGGTCAAGATGATCATTGAGACAGCACAACTTTTGTCCACCGCTCATCGCATTCTAGACGGCACGGAATACACCGACAAGACCAAGACTGGTCGCAATGTAAAGCGTTGGCGTTTGCCTGACGAGCGTGAGACTGTGCTATATTCAGCCACTCATGTAAATCATCCTTCGGCCGTGTGGTGTCGTGCGAACAATAACAACTACAACTGGCTGTATTGCCACTTCTTAGGTTTGCTGGCCGAATATACACATCGTTATGGCAAAACTCATAAGTGCGATAGTATGAGTGAATGGCTAATGCGGGCACCATACAGCATTGCTATTGGTCATCTGACGCCTGTAACGCCAGCGATGCCTGATGAGTACAAGGTACCGCATGACTCCGTATCGTCTTATCGCAACTATTATCGCGTGGCTAAGGCGCGTATGCACAAATGGACAAAGCGTGAGGTACCAGAATGGATCACACAATCATAGGAGATACTAAATAGAGATATGATTTACAGTTTTGAAGACACAGAGACAGGCGAAGAGTTTGAACTTCAAATGTCATATGATGAACTAAAGGAGTTCTTACAGAACAATCCGAAGGTCAATCAGACGTTTAGAATGAATGTAATTGATCCCATTCGTGCAGGTGTCACGAAGCCTCCTTCAGATTTTTCCAAATATGTTTTAGGTCGCGTGAAAGAAAATCATCCTTTAGGTGGAGCGATAGAGAGAAGACATACGATACCAAAAGAAATATGAGTATCAAAAATAAACGACGAGTTTTTAGAGGGGACGGTCACGCAGGTGATTCGTCCTCTTTTGCTTTTAAAGGAGCCAAAATGTCCAAGAAACCTAAGAACAAGAACATTCATAAAGAACAAGAAGCACAAAAGAAGGCCGCACATTTTGAACTGAGACACATTAAACCACTCACACCAAATCAAGAAAAGGTATTCAACTCATATCAAAAAGGCTATCATCTAATGCTTCACGGTTTTGCTGGAACAGGCAAAACATTCTGCGCTTTATATCTTGCTCTAAATGAAATCTTGACAGGCAATTCAATATACAATAAAATAGTCATAGTTAGGTCTGTAGTTCCATCACGCGATATGGGATTTCTTCCTGGCTCTATGAAGGAAAAGATTCAAGTCTATGAAGAACCATACCGCGAAATCTGTGACAGTCTATTTGGCCGTGGTGATGGATACGATATACTAAAGATGAAAGGACTAGTTCACTTCACGACAACATCTTATCTGCGCGGCATCACATTCAATAATGCCATTGTCATTCTGGATGAAAGTCAGAATCTATCATTCCAAGAATGTGATACTGTGATGACACGTATGGGTGATGAAAGCAGACTAATCGTTTGCGGAGATTTTCGTCAGACAGATTTGACAAAGCCGCATGAGCGTGAAGGTGTGACACAGTTGATGCGTATCACCAATAAAATAAATACTTTTGAACATGTAGAGTTCATGAAAGAAGATATTGTACGTTCTGGTTTGGTCAGATCATACATCATACAGAAGGATGCAATGGGACTATGAAAACGTTTTTAGAATACCTAGCAGAAGAATTATCATTTCGTGAAAGAGTGCAACCTGCAATTCGTCATCCTTCGGGCAAAATACTGAGAGGTAAACGTGGCGAAGATCACTCTGAAATTCGTGATAGACATATGGCAGAGCCAGGTAAACCTGCTGAAGGTGAAGCTGGCTTTTATGATCCAAAAGAGAAGAAGTTTCACACTCGCGCTGATATGGGTGGAATAGACAGTACACGAATGTTAACACCAAAAGAGCGTGAAAACAGAGATAAGAGACTAGGTAATGATGATCCCTTTGGCGGAAGTTTCTCATCTACAGACAGAATGACTGACGTTCAGCGTATGCGAAAATATGGAACGATTGAAGAAGGTAATCCTCTTTCTCGTATGAACAAACTGGAAAAAGAAGGCAGACATTTTATTGCTCTTTCTACTGAAAGGCCTGGATTAACGAAGAAACAAGTTGCTAATAGAAACAAAGAACTTATTTTTAAGGCCAGAGAAGCTGGTTTTGGAGTCAGAAAAGCCGAAGGACGCTATGAAGGTAACCGCGAAACTTCTCACATTATTCACGCAAAAGCACCTGGAAGAGAAGCGGGGTCCGAACTTGTAGCATTTGGTCGTAGAATGGGACAGCACTTTGATCAAGATTCTGTCTTGCATCACAACGGTAAAACTGCTAGACTAATAGGCACTAACGAAACAGGATTTCCAGGAAAAGGCAAATCGGAAAAAGTTGGCGGTAAATTGAAGTACAATAATCCAGAATCTCCTTTTCAAACAGAATTGAGACCTTCTAGAAAGAAATCGCCAGCTAGATTTACTACGGAGTAAAATATGAATGAGTATAGTGAAGATTGTCTAAAGTATATTAAAGAGTGTCTTGCTAAGGAAGAACGTAAGCCTATTGGTATGTTTGGCACATGGGCATATTATGAAGCAAAGAAGAAAGAGTTTTTCGGAACTAAGAATGAAAAGTAAAAATTTTCGTGATAGAATATATCCTGCAATTCAAGGACTTGATGGCCAAATAAAAATTGGACCAAGAGGATCTTTTCATTTAGAAATACGATATAACAATCCAGAGCCAGATGGCACTGTCATGAGGGGAGATGCTGGATTTTATGATCCTGTAGATAACAAGTTTTATCACAAATATGGAAAAAATGGTTTGCAAATAGATAGTCAAAGATTGGAACCCGAGAATTCCATTTTTGGAAATAGACCAAAGCAATTTGCAAATTTCAAAAGATTATCGACAGAATTACATGATAAAATTTTAAATGATCCAACAACAAAGGTTACAGAATGCCAAAACTAGTTCTTATCACAGGTGGATTTGATCCTGTCCATTCCGGACATATCGAATATATCAATGCAGCGAAGAAACTTGGTGATTATCTGTTCGTCGGACTTAATTCAGATGATTGGCTTACTCGCAAGAAGGGTAAGCCTTTCATGCCATGGAATGAACGTCATATCATTTTATCTAATCTAAGGAGCGTGGATGATGTATTTGCTTTTGATGATTCTGACAACACTGCTATTGATGCTATTCGGTGCATACGTGAAGAAAATCCAGAACACACGATTATCTTTGCAAACGGTGGCGATAGAACGAAAGAAAACATCCCGGAGATGAGTTGTGGTATAAATGATGTCGAGTTTATCTTTGGCATTGGTGGTGTAGAGAAGATGAATAGTTCATCCTGGATACTCAAGAAATGGAACGAAACATGAAAAGTTTTAAAGAATATTTGTTTGAGAAAATACAAAGTTTGGGAAATAGTGGATGGAATAGGCGCCGTCATAGAGTGACAAATGATAAGGGCGACCATCTGGGCGATTTAATAGATAATGAAAATGGAACATGGACAACAACTAGAAAAAGAAATGGATTAGTTGTTCGTAAAAAGCACAGTAACAAAGATAATGCTATTGCTCATTTAAATACATCTGTTTCCGAGGGCACTACTGACTATGAAGCACATGATGATTTTGGAAGTCCAAAGAAGAAAGTTCTGGCCAGAAAATCACCTAGTTCTTCTGGCGGTGGTAATGGTGGCAGTGGTAACGGCGGAACGTAATGAAGAAGTTTAAATTCGTTGAGGGCATGCCAGACTTAAAGCAACTGCCTACAGACGAAAGCACAGGTGAAAGATTTTATGTAACGCCGAGTGGCAAGAAACTGCCATCAGTCACAACTGTTCTTGGCCATTTCAAGAAGAAAGCCATGATTGAATGGCGCAATCGTGTTGGTCATGAAGAGGCTAACAGGATTTCCACACGCGCATCCACGCGCGGAACAAAATTTCACAACATGATGGAATCATATCTTCGTAATGAAGATGGCTTTCTCAAAGAGGTAATGCCTGATATGAAGCAAGCCTTCTTTGATATGGCAAAAACTCTTGACTTGATTGACAACATACGCTATATTGAAAGCCCTCTCTACTCTGAAAAACTTGGAGTGGCTGGCAGAACAGATTGTATTGCTGAGTATGATGGTGTTCTTTCCATTATCGACTTCAAGACTTCTCTGAAAGAAAAGAAGGAAGAATGGATTGAAAACTACTTTGAACAAGGCACCGCATATGCTCTGATGTATGAAGAACTTGTTGGTGAGCCGATAAATCAAATCGTAATTCTAATCTCGGTAGACGGTATGGAAAAACCTCAGATTTTCATTCGTGACAAGATCCACTACGTACAAAACCTTTTGGAAAAAATTCATCTCTACAAACAGGAAAAATTCTAATGTATTTGGAACCATGGATGATCGTAACAATTTGTATCGCATTTGGCGCTTGTGCCTTTATTAGCAGACGCCAAGGTTTTGTAGTTGGTGCAATGAATACTTTGATCGCTCTGGAAGAACAACGTTACATTAAAGTGGAAGAAGACGGTAGCATCAAGCGTTGGACTCCGTATGCTGAGATTTCTGCAAAGAAGACGAAGAAAAAGATTGACAAGTCGAAGTAACTGGTGTAATATATACTTCTGTTATCGATGAAGAGGATCGAAAAACGTTTTGGACGCGGGTGCGATTCCCGCCGCCTCCACCAAAGACACACTGGATAGCACACCACTAACTAATGAGGTTGTTGGCCAGAACTGAATTGAGCTAGTGTGTCTTTGATGGGGGCGAATTAGGCTCGACAAGCGTAGAATAGTGAATTGGAGATAACCGAGAGGCGACTGTCGTATACAGCGCAAAACAACTAAATGCAGCGAATGACAACATTCCTACATCTAAGGCTTACGCTCTAGCAGCGTAATACCTGTGGGTATGGTTCCACCTAGAAACAGAACGGGCCACCTTAACACACAACACAGGAATATAACATGTCAAAAACTCCCTACGAAATTCGCTTTGATCTTTTGGCAATGGCCCAATCAATCATCACAGAAAATCTAATGAATGAACGCATTCGTCTAGAGAATGATTGGAATCTTGATCGTGAGAGGGCATCTATCGCCCTATCACAGAACAAGGAAGTTGAACTGCCTCCTTTCCCAAATGTTCCAAACATTGATCCTAATCAGATCATTGAACTGGCGAAGAAACTAAATGAATTTGTATCAAAAACTGGAGAATAA